ATGAATCCAATCATTCTAAAAAATCCTTCTGCAAACAACGCTAGAAATACAAAACCTAATACCATACTAATCAAGCCAGCATTTCTATTGTGCTGACGAATAGCATCGTCTATCATTTCTTGTACTTGTGCTTCAGTTACAGTAATTGTTTTTTCTTTGGATGGTTTATCCTCTTGTAAAACTTTAGTTACTGGAAACTCTCTTCCTATTGATGATAACATGGACTTTCTCTACTAAGGGTTATTTAGATGATAAGGTAAGTCAACACCATTATAGGTGATGAGCAATAATTTGTCAATGAATATATTCAATCTACATTAATTACATATTCGCTTGCATGTGGGTGACCTATTAACTCAGGTAAATCCCTCTTTGCTTGCTGAATAGCTTGGTATGCGTCATCGGCATACTCGCAAATCTCGTGAGTATGGTTGGACATATCATGATAACCTACAAGGTAATGTGCCATGATGCTCCGTCATATACTATTAGTATTTACCCAACCACGCATGGTGTGGTCTCACAAATATGTGGACTCACTCACACAATCATCGCCATCGCTTCTTGTAACTCATGAGCATGCTTCAACTCATCTTGAGCTATCTCTGCAATCTTCTTATCTTCTGGATGATATGCAAGGTATTTGATATAGGTTTCATATGCATGCTTTTCTATCTTCATATTAATATCATAAGCAGCAAGAGGATTGGCAAAATAGTACCCAACCATGACCCAATAATAAAATAAAACAAGGTGCTTCGCGAAGAATCTGTCAATCCATGCTCTGTCTCCTCCTCGTTTTTCCATTTCTTCAAGATGCTCTGTTTCATTTAGTGCTTGGTAAAAGTGCTCTTTCATTAAATATATGTGCTCTTCTCCTCTGAGTCCCAGAGATTCACGAAAATGTAAAACGCTTATGAATGAGAAGTAGGGTGCTCTTGCAATAACTTCTAATACCCAAAATCTTTGGAAGTCTCTACCTCTGTAGAGAAAATCTATAATGTAGATTGTGGTATCTAATACCCAAGTGTTAAAGTTTTTCATTCCTTTGTGTGAGTCCTAGAGATTGTAAATATTCTACCCACCAGTCTGGGTTAGTTTTTCTTTTCCATTGTGGGACTGGTAATCCTTTTGATGTATAGTATTGGAGGATGCTGTCATCTATAATCTGTTTTATCTCCATATTCTTCTTCCTCCTCATCAAGGTCTGCATACGGATTTTCCACATAGGGTCCTCGTTTTCTAAAGGGTTCCTGTTTAACATAGTCTGATTCAGCAGATACAGCAGATAACCAAACAGCAAGTTTCATTACTATGTAGATGAATACAAGAGGTAAAAAACATGCGATTAGAATAAATTGGGATTTGAAGACCATTAGTAAGAAGATTCTTCCAACACCAAGTCGGAAGCTAGTCTAACGTAATTGATTTTATCATTATAAGACCAGAGGAGTCTTTCCCAGATAAACTCAAACTCATCCTCTGTTAAGTTTTTAAAGATAGGCTTATCGTGCCAGTAGATGTGATAGGTGTAATCTTTCATTCTCCTAATGTGTGGACTACAGGTTTTTCTTGAGTAAGTGCATTATATAAATCGATGTTGGTAGCACAAGAGACTGGATAAAATTCAGCATTTGAATCAAACCCATCATATCTCTTTGCTTGATTTATTACGATACTACCTTTCTCTCCCGATTGTGACCTATGAAATGTGCCACGAGGTATAACTAACGCACCACTATGCACATTGAGATGCACTATGTGGTATGGATATTTCCAACTGTAGTTTACCAACTCGAAAGTTCTCTCTCCCGATACAACTCTGTTGTAGTCGTCTTGAAAACTATGTATATAAAATTGTTTTGCTCCTACAGAATCATTAGGTGGTGATATAGCAGGACCTGAATGGACTACTAAATCAGATGCATTTGATTCATCTACAGAGATATCATAAAAAATAACATCGTCTGTCTCTCGAAACACACGATGTTTTTTAAAATGGACGTCACTCATTACTTGTTGTGCGCTTGTCTATGTCCTTCAACTATAGCATCAACTATGATTTTTTTCAACTCTCTTGATTTTCTTTTACCAAGTCCTGCTCTGGTGTCAATCTTTACCTTAACCCAATAGAGTCCAATAAGAGTTAGGGTAAATGGAATTGCATCTGCCCATGAGATTTCATTCCATGCTTCTACGACATTTAATACTCCAAACATTACTTACAATTCCATTTACGAAGTGATTTGTTAATCCTTGAATCAGGATCACGTGCTGTTTTTTTAGAAGTCAACTTCTTCTTCATGCCCTTCATTCTTTTACAAAATGAATTTTGTCTACCCTCTGCCTTACTACCCTTTTTAGGATTACCTGTTACAGGTGCTTTTAAATCGCTACCTGGATTGGCACGCTCATAAGACTTGCGACCCTTTTCATTGAGTCCACCCTCGGGATTTTTACCCGCCTTTTTTGTCCATGCCTCCTCAGCAATAAATTGAGAAAATGTTTTCATGGTTTCTTGGGGCAATTTGCCTCATGTTTTTCTATGTAGGTCTTAGGTCTCCAATGACCCTTGGGTGCAGTCAAACCACAGTGGATGCAATACCACGTCCCATCTTCTTTTTGTTGTGCCATTGTTAGCTAAGCTCTTGTTTTATTTATGGTTTTTGAAAAACTCCTTCATAGTAGACTGCAACTGACCCTCATTTTCTTTGGGGTCTAACTTATCATATCCCTTTACTTTCTTCCACTTGTTATACAATGCTTGGAGATGCCAAGATTGTGCCAGACTTCTTGCTCCGTTTTCTAGCAAGTCTAGCTCTTTGTTATCACTGGTGAAGGCTTTGTATTCTTCTCTCCAGTTAGTATCATCATAAAGTTGTTTAGTCATTATCCGTAAGTGAATGTTTTTCCTTTAATTTGTGATTGTCCTTCTGGGTTTTTACCTTGAGGTTTAAACTTACCAACGTTTACACCTTTTGCTTTGCCAAGTCCACCTTTTCTAGTTGCTGATAGTGTAGCAGATTTTTTCGTCTGTGTCAAGACCGAGTCCTGTCCATACTTTTTACCTAACTTTTTGACTGCTTTCTTAAACTTTCTCTTACCCATTTTACCACGGTCTATCACATGACTCTTCTCTTTTACCTTTCTCTCTTTACCATCATCACCCTTCTCCATGTAAGAGCCAGTTACTTTAGTAGCACCTCTACCAAACCTACCACGAATATCCTTATCTAATTGTTTTCCTCTTGCACTATTCTCTTTCTTAGACTTGTCACCTCTTGATGCAGACATGATAGCGATGCCACCTTTATCTGATTTGCTTTTTATTCTTGAGAGACTACTCTCGTTTATGAAGTCTTTGAAACTTACTTGCTCATACTTGTTTCTACCTGATGGTGAGGGCACTGTGCTATCAAAATGAGGATTATTCTTAGCAGCATCAGACTGTGAATCTCTCTTCTTCTGTAGCATCTTTGCTCTCTTATCAAGATACTTCTTCATAGCACCTGATGGTTTGCCTGAGCCTTTGTATAAACCATAAGATGTGCCTTCATCTACTTTATATGCAGGAACTTTTGCACCTTTTACACCACGACGTGCTTTGTGCTCTTCTCTGCGTTTCTCAATAGTTTTTCCTCTCTTACCTTCTGGGTCAAACATACCAGGTTCACCATAACCTGGCCCCATTCTTCTATAGTTTCTGATAGATGCTTTACCATAATCAGAACGACCCTTATCTACCTTTGCCTCTGGTATAACTTCTTCATTTGCGGGTAAGAAATTAACATATTTGTTGTGCTCTTTGTCTCTTAGTATCTTACGAGCAATAGCTCCTGCATCTCTACCAGTTGTTTTCTTAGCTGGTTTCTGTTTGATTCCTGCTGCTCTCTTCACCATCTTCACCACACCTTCTTTCTGACAATCTGGCACAGACTTACCGCCTTTCATCTTAGTGCCTACTGCCTTGTATCCTTTCCAACAAGTTTTCTTATCTGGGTCTCTACCAATATTCTTCTTTGCTTTATCTAATGCTGTCTCTTCTTTCATACCCTTAGTCTTCACACCACGTGCTTTGAAGTGTTTTTTATGTCTTGCATCCATTGCCACAAGTCTTTCAGCAGGGTCAGCAGCATTGCCACCTTTGCCTGATGCTCTCATGTTTCTGATAGATGCCTTACCATAGTTAGAGCGACCACGCTCTAGACTCAATCTTTGACCATCACTATCTTTTTGTCTTTCAGTGATGACTTCTTCGTCCACACCTTGTTTAGTAGCAACTCGATTTTTTGCAGCAACCTGTCTAGGCATTCCACCAGTCTCATCTGACTTCTTATTATGAAGAGCCCCATGGTCTGCAACCATTTTCTTTCTCTCATCACAGTTAACGTCTTCGACGTTGAGTGTTTCTGGGTAATTTTTATCACCTGGTTTTCTCTTGGGTTTGCCTGCTTTTCTTCTAGCGTGCACATTGTCCCATAGACCTTTCTTTTTCTCTTCAAGATTCTCCTCTCCCATGATTGCACCTTTTCCATACTTCTTCCTAATATCTGCCTTCACCTTCTCAAGTGCGGTATCCTTACCGTTATCTTTTTTCTTAGACACAGCTTTACCTGTAGCATATGACTGCCTATTCCTAGTTTCCTTTGACCGATGGTCTCCACCTCTCATGAGAATGTTATCTCTGTAGTGGTCGTAGCCTTCCTCATTCATTTTCTTTTTCTCAGGTAAACCTTTATGTTTAGTAGAAGCGAATTTCTTTACGCTGGAACGCTTGGCGGTGGCAGCAACTTCGGCAACCTCAGGCGAGGGATTTTCCATTTCCCCTTTCTGAGCCGCTCTAACCATCCCGAAGAATCTTTGTTGTTTTCTCGAGACTGCAGGCATGAGTTAGCCTCCGACAATTTGGACTTGCTCAACGACAACGTTGGCAGACCCTGCAGTAAGTTTAACTGCTTTTTGAATAACAGGGACTGTGCCTGCTTCAAGTTTTGCTGATGCAAGTGCGTAATCTGCACTAGCTCCTGACGAGTCATAATCTGTAGTGATAGTTGTATCTGTGATAGCAGTAATCTTCTTACCACCACTCGCTGCTGTTACGAAATCAGATGTGAATGCTGCATCACCATCTGCAGCAGTCGAGATGTAATCTCCGACTACGAATCTATGAGCAGGAGTACCACCACCTAATACAGTAACAACCATAGTGGCAGCATCAGTAGCTGCTTTAATTTGAGCATTCTTCGATTTACCCACAGACAAAAGAATTGCTTCTCCTGCAGCAAGAGTTATAGCAGGTCCTGCATCAATCTGAATAGTTGAAGCACTTGCCGCGTATGCACGAATCACGCCAGATTTTACAGTGATATAGCCTGAGCCAGACCCTGTAATTGTTTGTGTGTCAATGACGTTTAATACTGACATTGTATTTGGATTCTCCTTACTAGACTATTTATCGCGTTGTTGTTTTAAGAATTTAGCAAGGTCAGCTGTGCTACCAACAAACATTGTATTGTTTGTAGTATTAACTTGCTTATCTTTCTTAGGATTTTCAATCTCGTTGACCTTTTTCTGTAGGTCTACAAGTTTGTCAGCAACGTCTCCGACATGTTTAATTAACTGTCCTGCAACCTCAAACGCACGAGGTTGGTCTGACTCTTGTGCCAACTCAAGTATACCGTCTACCGCTTCTTGACCCTTTTCAACCAATGAGTATAGATGACCACGAGTATACTCATAGTCTTTCTTTAATTGCTCTTTTGTAGATGTAGTATCAACTACTTCTACTTTTGGTTTTTCTACAGGGACGATATCTGACTGGACATCAAGGGCTTCCTCGATACCATCAAACTTACTCGTCTTGTCCTGTGACTGGGTTTCTCGACTTGGCATCTGTAAACTCACTGTATATTTCGTTAAAACCAAAGTTGTCGTCAGGGTCAGCAGTAATTGGGTCTGGTTGCACCTGATATCTAACCTCCCTTGTAGGCATGGTTTTATCTTTTGTATTATAATCAACAATAGCCTTCTTGATAATCTCTGAGTCTGCGTCTTGCACAGGACCGTATAGAAATGTCTTAGCTATAAATGATAAATTATAAACCAGAGTACGACGTGTATCGTAATCTCCCTCATAAACATCTTCATAATCAATAGCAGTTAGAGTGACTGGATAGTCTCTCTTCTCACCTAGTTCTGGGACTAGATTCATTGTGATAGTAAATGAAGGTTGAAAGAATGGAAGAATCTGCTCTAGTATTTGTAGAGAATCATCTTGATTCTTTGCCATGATAGACAATTCAAAATTAACGTTATATGGTATTGGCATATAACTTTTTACATTGTCTCCCGCAGCTTTAGTGTTGCGGATATATTGTGTAGGTGAAAGTTTTCTTGTTGCGTCATAACTAATACCTTGTATCTCGAAAGATAATCTAGGTAAAGTAATCTGCACTTGGTCTTTAGTAGTTAAATCTCCTACTGCAGCTAAGCGAGTAAGAAACTTTTGTCTAGGACCATAAGCAAGAGGGACTTTCATCACCTCTGTTTTGCTACCTTTAGTGCGTCGGATTTCAATGTTATTGAAAAGTGTACCGAAACCGATAACAGTCTTTTTAATTATTTCATGATAAGAATATGTGCCCAACATTATAAGGTACCTCCAGAGTTTCCAAAGTCACCGAAAGGATTACTCTCAGTGAAATCTATAATAGCATCTGCCTGTGTTTCAAGTGTGAAGTTTTGGTCTGTTTCGCTATTCATATTATTTAGTGTATTATATGTAGCAGAAGTCCATGCTGCACCAGATGTATTGCCTGTCAATGTCTCAGGTATAGCATACATACCAGACCTGTTGTAAACAATTAACTGTCTTGTAGCAGAATTCCATGACTTAACTTCAGATGTTACGTTAGAGCTACCACCTGTTACAATCTCTCCTGCAACAAAGTCTCCTGTGCCACCATCTGCAACGTTAATAGTAACTGCGTTAGCAAAGTTAACTTCAACTGCATCAATCTCTGCGACACCAGTGTTGAAGTCTTCATCGCTGTATTCAAACAACTCACAACGTAAACCCCATACATGCACTTTACCTAACTGGTAGAATGGGACTTCGTGCTCTACGAATTGTATTTCAAAAGTTTTGTTTGCCATAGGCAAATGAATAAGGTCACCCTCATTAGGACGACCTTCTACAATTAATTGTGCATTATCATCTACTGCTGCTGTAAATCTTTCTCTTGAAATTATAAACGTAACTTGGTCTGATATTCTTACACCAAACTTACTAAACATATCTCCATCGCCACGAAATCCTGTAGCATCTTCAATGTATGCTTCTATTAAATATGCACCATTAAATGCTGATAGACTATCCTCTTCAAACACTGAGTCTCTATTAACTAGAGTGCGAGGTATATAATAGACATCTTTACCAAACATCTTGATTTGCTCGGTAACTAAACTACCGACTAAATCCTGCTCGCCTGTTGTGCCTTGTGTGAAATAAGAATTAGTAGCCATTATCCTATCATATCTAGTGGTGGTGTTTCCCAAACCATTCTAAGCTCTTCATCAAGTCGTTTTAATTCATCAACTGCGTCGTTGTAAATCATTTCACCATTCAATGTGACGCCTCCTGGCATTTGCACACCAGTAAACTTAGTTAAGTTTTGACCCCACTGCTTTTTAATCTTAGCAGTAGCATAGTCCTTAACCCACATCTGATTATATATTTCAGTCCACGTTGTAGGGTCAAGTGCCCTCCATGCTTTAATCACAATAAATGTATCTAACAATGCGTCAGTTGACCAATCAAAATCTAGATATAATCTATCTTGTACCTGAGAATATCTAACTGGTTTCTGTCCCTCCAATAGAAAATCGATAGTTTCTAAATGTTGTTTAATCATATAGTAATGATAAAACTGTGTAGATGTAAAATCATACAAGTCATTCAATCTCATCTGATATCTAATATCAAATATATTAGATGTCCCTTTATCTGTGAATGAGAATATACCTTCGATAGCAAGGATATGCTCTGGCACTTCAATGTATTTGTTTGACTCTAGCCATATATCATTTCCTGCGTCAGATGTAGTGCTAGTGCTTGTATCAGCACGGTCAAGCACATCTTGTGTAATCTTGTGTTTTAGATAGCATCTTTCAGCACCATCATAATGATACTGTTGAAACTTCTGTAAAGTATAATCAATAGCGTCATCTACTTGGTCGTCAGAAACATTCACTTCTAAGACAGGTTTACCTAATCTACGAAGAGCGTATTCTTTTAATTCTGCTTTAGAGGTAGGAGTTGCCATTACTGTTTCTGTAGTTTTTCTAAGACTGATACTTCTTGCATTGGTGCAACATCATTCAGTCCGTTAGCATCAAACCAAGGTGCGTCTTCCCAAGAGAATCCTTCACCAAAAGTATTATCAGGAGCCATAACATACCAATGACACTTAGCGTCAGGTATATCAACAGCACAGACTGCCCAATCGTCTGCCCACTGAGGTACTTGCACATACATCACTGGTAAGTGGTTAGCAAATAATGATAGGATGAAAGAGAATATCATCATGTCATTGCTGCCACTCTAGTCTGGAAGTCATCAAAGTCTGATGATGCAGCAACCACAGACTTGAAGTCTGCTAATGTAATTGTTTCTGCCTGTAGGGCTGATGCTGCTAGAGCACCTTGTGCTGCAGTAGCATAAGCAGTGCTGTTGGTAGCAGCAGCAGTGCCTAGTGTAGGTTTGCCTGTTAAGTCTGCATATGCACCAGAGAATAATGAAGGTTTGTTGCTGAGGTCATTGTAATTGCCAGAGAATACTGTTGGCAATGTAACACTCATAACACCAGTAGAGGAGTTATAAGATAAGTCGCCTCCTGCACTGATGGCTGCTCTAGCACGTGCAGTTGTATGATAAAGATTGCTACCTTCAGAAAGGTCACCAGTATCAGCAGCAGCGATTCTTGCATCTGCTCTAGCATCTGTGTAATATAAGTTGCTTCCTTCTGTTAAGTCACTTGTAGTAGCAGCAGCGATTCTTGCGTCTGCCCTAGCGTTAGTAAAGTAAAGGTTACTACCTTCTGATAAGTCACTTGTAGACTTACTTGATAGGTCTAGGTTTGACCCAGTCTGTAAGTTAACTCTTGCATCAGCACGAGCGTTAGTGTAATAAAGATTACTACCCTCTGTAATATTACCTGTGTCAAACTCAGTAAAGTCAATCGCCAAGTCAGCAGAGGTAAGTTTAATACCTGTGCCATAAGTGAAGTGAGTGCGTGTCCTAGCAGCAGTTGTAAATAGATTGCTGCTTCCTTCAGTTACGTTATCAGTGTTGATATCACCCTGTGTAACTGATAATGTATATGTGTTAGCAGCGTCATCATATACCTTAGTAATACCTGTGCCTGCAGTGAAGAGGTTATTTACTCTGTCATCTACTCTCTCATTAGTGAAGTATAAGTTGCTTCCTTCTGCCAAGTCATCTGTATCATGATTAGATAGAGATGCAATAGTAGATGGGATAGTGTATGAGATAACACCAGTAGAAGCGTTATATCCTAAATCTCCACTAACACTGATATGTCCACGAGTCCTAGCAGCAGTTGTGAATAGATTAGTGCTGCCCTCAGTTACGTTGTCAGTATTGATATCTGCCTGAGTAACTTGAAGTCCACCACTACCATCATGCTCGATACCAGTGCCATATGTAAATGAGTTACGGACTCTTGCTTGTGTATGATACTTGTTGCTAGTGCCTTCAACAACTTGGTCAGTTGTATACTCACCGAAGTCAACAGATAGAGACAGTAGATTGTTTGCATCGTCATAAGTAGCATCAATACCAGTGCCACCTTGAATTAATGCAGCAACGCGGTCATCAACTCTTTCGTTAGTATAGTATAGATTAGTGCTACCTTCTGTTAATGCATCAGTATCATGGTTTGCAATACTACCAACCTGTGACTGGAAGAATGTAATGTTACCAGTGATATTCAAGTTACCTTGAATCTCAAAGTCAGTTGTTGACTTGAAGTTAGTAACAGTTAGTCTGTTTTCAAATGGGTTGTAGTTTAAGTTTTGTGAGTCAGTCCTTATCTCAGTATTTCCAGATGTAGCAGAAACAAATACTGGATAGTATGTCAAGTTTGAAGATGCAGTTTCAGTTACATCAACCAGAGATGCACTGTCTGCGTTACCAGTCAGGTCACCAGTTACGTTACCAGTAATCTGTCCTGTTGAATTGATTGTGCCACCAACAGTTAAGTTGTTGGTGATTCCCATTGAGCCGAAACTACCAGCTCCTGCAGCTGTGATATTACCAGTTGTAGATTGTAATTCAACCTTTGTTGTGTTACTTCCATTCTGCAACTTAAGTGTCTTAGAAGCACCACGTATCACCATACTATCTTTGAATAGTGATGTGCTATCTACAGTCAGTGTGCCATCTAGTTGCTGATTACCATCAACATTTAAGTTAGTATCGAAGTCAACATCATTGGTCACTCTTAGAGTGTCATCAATAACAGTTGTACCTGCAACGTCTAGAGTACCTGCAATCTCAGTGTTTCCACTAGCACCTGTAACAATAAACTTGTTAGTGTTGACGATAATACTACCACCAACGTTGACGTTAGATGTAGTAGTGATAGTGGAGATATTACCAGTTGTGCCACTAAATGTTGCTGCAGAAACTGTGCCATCTGCTGTGATATTACCTGTAGCACCAAACAATGTGATTGTCTGTGCTTGGTCAGGTCCTACAAATATATCCTCTCCGAAGAATGAATCTTCAAATACTGTGATACCACCGTTAGGTACCATGATTGCTGCACTTCCTGCAAGACGAGTTGCAGTTGTATTTGCATTAGCAGTTACGTTACCACTTAGTAGAGAAGTTGTGCCGACTGATAATGACTCATCAACCTGTGCTGTGCCACCTATTACAGTATTACCATTGTCAGAATCAACTGTAAACTGGTCAACATTAGAATTATTTTGTATCTTGAATGCTTTATTATCTGCATTAAGAATTAGGTTGTCTTGGAATACCGCTTGACCATCTACGTTTAATGTAGTGTCAAAGTCAACAGCACCTGTTACACCTAAGTCATCATTGATAGTTGTAAGACCTTCGATTGTCGCAGTGCCTGCAATGAAAGTATTACCATTATCTGTGTCAACAGTAAACCTATCAACTAGAGAAGACCTAACAATAAACTGCTCATTGGTTGAGTCTATGATTAGGGAGTCAGTGATTTTTGTTTGGCCAGTAACTTCTAGGTCACCGCTAATATCACAGTCATCTGTGATAGAAACTGTGCCTGCCTGAGAGTCTAATACTAAGTTACCCGCAGTAGTGCTGATTTCGTTTGCAGCATCAACACCAATTTTGACACTATCGGCAGTGATGTCTGTTGATGTGATTGCAGCGTTGAATGTGGATGTTGCATTAACAACCAGACTATCACCACTAGCATCACCAATAGTTGTATTACCATCAACTTGTAAGTTGCCATCTACCTCAGCATTGTCTGTGATATGGACTTTACCATCAGCAGAATCTAGGACAAGGTTACCAGATACGGTACTAATCTCGGTAGCACCATCGACCCCGATTTTGACGGAGTCTGCTGTGATATCTGTGGAGGTGATTGCTTGGTTAAATGTAACCGTGCCAGTGAATTGGTGAGCATCGGTTGATTGGTTACCGATAGTAGTATTACCATCGACAGTGAGAGTGCCATCAACCTTAGTATTACCGTCAACATTTAAGTCTCCGTCTACGTCAGCATTATCTGTAATATTAACTGTGCCACCATCTGAATCTAGAATTAGATTTCCAGAGGTTGTTGAAATTTCACTTGCGCCATCAACACCTATCTTGATGTTATCCGCAGTAATATCTGTGGAAGTTATTGCTTGGTTAAACTGGACAACACCAGTTACTACATGTGAATCAGAGCCAGCATTACCAATCGTTGTATTACCATTGACTTGGAATGTCCCTGCAACAAATGTATTACCTGACTGAGCATCTACTGTAAATGTAGAAGCAACAGCGAAGTCATCTGTTACATCGAGCGTGCCAGTGATGTCGACATTTCCACCAAAGCTTCCATCGTCAACGACGACGAGGTCGTCACCGACGTATAAGTCAAGACCAATACCCGCGCCACCACCAACGATGAGAGTACCTGAAGCAGAATTCGTTGCATTTGTTGTATCAAATAATTTTATAGAGCCTGCGTCGATACCAGACCTAGTGCCACCAAATGCTTCACTACTGTTAGTTGCTGCATGATAAACTGCAAATCTTCCTGCAGAGTTATCCCAACCAAAGAATCCAAGACGTGCTTGAGAATCGTAATATCTAAACTCTACACCTCTGTCCTTAGAATCATTAGATGAAGGAGCAGTGTCACCGCCAACTGTGATGATAGGGTCATCAATAGTTGTTACAGTGGAGTTAACTGTTGTAGTTGTGCCATTAACAGTGAGGTTACCCTCTATTAAAGCATTCGTATTAACAGTCAAGCTGCCATCTACAGTTACATCATCTGTAAATTGAGAGACAGCATTTACTGTTAAGACATCAGAAGAGGCATCACCAATCGTGGTCAAAGGACCGTTGATTGTTACCCGCTCATTCATTGTAACAAATCCATGCACAGTTAGTGAGCCGTCTGTGGCATTTCCTTGACCGACACGTCCTATTGTGGTAGCACCTGATTCTCCTAAGATTGAGAATTCAACAGTATCATTAGTATTAACCTTACCAACGTAGAAGTCATCACCGACATGTAAGTCTTGGACAATACCTACACCACCCGCAACTCTTAAGTTAGCATCTGGGTCATCAGCGAATGAAACATTATGGACTCCTGTTGCTCCAATATACTGACGATATTTTACATCAAGGTTATTAAGTAAGGATGGACGAGTCCTTGCTGTGCCTGCATCCTTAACTACAATTCTATCTGAAACGTATAAGTCAGTGCCAATTCTGACATCCTTATCAATGTTGACACCACCCGCAAATGTTGCATTACCACCACTGGTTAATGTAATTGCAGATTCTGATGTTGTAGGGTCAACAACAATATTATTTGTCCTTTCAAAAGTATTGACACCACCGACATTTAGACTACCTTCTATGTCTGTATTACCATTTGTAGAGGATACTCTGAATGTCTGGCCACTACCATTGGTTATCGTGAAGAATTTACCAGTGGTATCGAGTGTAATATCATCGTGGAATAGTGAATCATTATCAACATCTAAGGTTGAATTGAATGTAACAGCAGAATCTACATCAAGAGTGCTGTTAAATGTTACTCCACTATCTACATCTAGTGTGCCATCTGTGTGGACATTACCATTATCTGTATCAATATCAAATACGCTAGTGCCACCCGCAGTTTTAATCTCGAATTTTTTATTATCTGCCTGTAGAAGAAGACCATCAGTTATAGTTGTTTGTAACTGGATGTCGACTGTACCTTCAATGACTGTGTTACCAGTTGCACTCGCAACAGTAAATTTATCAGTAGTGTTATCTCTAATAGCAAAGTTAGCATCAATATCGACAGTGCCATCAATTTCTACGTTACCATTTAAGTGAGTTGTGCCACCGACATTGAGGTTTTCAGAAATACCTGTGCCACCAGTTACTACCAGTGTGCCTGTTGTAGGTGTCTTCCAAGTGGAAGATGTGTTGGTTGTTAGACGGAGATTTCCCGCAATAATAGGAGCATCAGTGCCAGAGTAAACTTCGCTGACATTGGTCGCGTTGTAGAGGAACCTATAGCCGCCAGTGCCAGACCATATGTTAGAGTCCGCGTAATTTTCGTCCCAACCGAAGAAACCAAACCTTTCTTGTGAATCATAATATCTAAATTCTACACCACGGTCTTTGTTATCGTCAACTGTAAGAGTATCTTCACCACCTAAAGTAATGATAGGGTCTTGGACTGTTATAGTTGTAGAATTGACAGTCGTGGTTGTCCCATCAACTTGCAAGTCACCACGAATTTGGACTAGACCTGTGACTGCATCGTCATCATTAGGGTCTAATACCATTGTGGCATTAGTTGTAGATAAGGTATTATCTTGGAATTGATAACCTTCTACGTTTACTCTATTAGATACGTTAGTTGCACTAATAGTGATATCATTATCAGATGTGATATTGATATTAGCATCACCTGCACCTGAGTTAGTGGATGAGATACTAAGTGCTCTAGCCTGTGATGTATTTTGGGTAAGTTTAAAGTCTAAATTACCACTACCAGTCTTGTCTAGAGTCTGGTCGATTGCACCATCTAAAGTGATGTCTGCATCAGAGAAGTAAGTCCTTACATTAATATCAACTTCTCCTGCACCACCATCAGTAATAGTTAAACTGTTACCTTGATTTGTATGGTGATGACACCAGTAGTGGATAGTTGCGGGTGTATCAGTCTGGACTAATATCTCTGCTACACGAGATGTAGCAGCATTAAAACCACTTACATACCCTGCCATGTTGACAGCAACACCATCTAACTTATAGGTGATACCATCCATATAATGACCATTGCCATTATGCTCACCATCATCACCCAAACTAAACATCAATGGGTGATTCATCCCATTGTATACTTCGTTGGTATTATCTGACTGGTCAAAAACGTAAGTTACTCCTCTCGTAAGACCAATGCTAGGTGCTTCTACAGTATCAAGATAGAATACACCATTTGGGTCTGAGTTAATATTATCTACACCAACTGTAACTGCTATCGTAGTAACTAACTGTTGAGTCCCACCACTACCGTCACCAGTATTATTAACACTAAAGAGTAAGTTACCAGTTGTATCGTTTACCTTTGTATAGTTAAGGTAATTAAATCCTCTATAACCTGTTACTGCTGTTAATTCTTGGTCTAACTCAAAGTCTTCTTTCGTGTTACCATCAGCAAAAGAAACGCGATTATTTTGTAGTTGAGTATTATCTACACCTCTATCAGCGATGGTTACGAAACCACCTTCTATATTATTTCCTGCATCCCATGCAGTTACATCAAAATCTTCTTGGTTAAATGCTGCTATACCTTTTTGTGGTGCAATAGCAGTCCCTAAGTATCTCCAACTTCCTGCGTCAGATGTATCAGTGTGAGTAGGCTCACCTTGACCAGATGCAATATCTAAGATTGCTTCATATAATACATCAGCACTATTCTTTATCTTAGAATATCTTGGATAAGTTGCAGCGTTACTGTATACAGGAGCAAAACTACCTTCTGTTGCTGTAGCAATAGGAGAGGTCTGTGCAAATGTTAAACGACCATATCTGTCAACGTTGAAGTTTGTTACGTTAACGGTCTGTGTACCTGTAGTAGCAGATATAAGAGGTGTATCTGCGTTACCTATTGGGTTGTAATTACCTACAACAACTGTAGTATCAGCAAGGTCAACGAATGGATTAGATGATTGTCCGTTACCATTCTGGACAATAATACGTCCACTACCACCAGTGATTGTGCGGTTGACTAATGTGCCTTCTGCTTGTCTCGATATAATACCGAAACCTGTCATGTTTGCTAACGAAGACAGGTCAGTATCTAAGGGTTGAGCGTCAGTAATACCATAAGCACCTAAACTTGTAGGGTTTGTGGCATCTACAATACGACCTCTAGAGTCGATAGTTACTTGAGAATATGTCCCTGTTGCTTCTAAATTGTTTGCATCATAATGTGGTAGTGCGACCACATAGTTTAATTCTGCTGTGATGGTTAAGTTTGCAGACCCATCAAAAGTACCTGCACCAGACATATCACCACCAAGTGATATCTGACGTGCGTTAGCAAGACGTGTAGCAGTTGCAGAGTTACCTATCAAAGAAGCAGTAATTGCACCCGCTTCAAAGTTACCGTCAGCATCTCTTTTTACTAGAGTGTTAGCGGTATTTGATTCGGTTTCAATAGGTCTCTCATATTTCAGAGAGTTCCACGATGTAACACCGTCTCCGATTTTGATACGTGAAGTATCAATCTCAATACCTAACTCACCCTGAGCAAGGATTGGATTGACGTTAGCCCATTGCTGTGCACCGTCACGTCGTAGTTGTAGTCTATTTGCCATTACCTTTTATTGTGGGCTGCAGACGATTCCGTCTGATATATTTATGCAATAACGAAGAGACCTCTACTTGTCTGTTATGCTGCAGGCACTTCTGCAGTTTCCTCTACCTCAGTGGGTTCTGGAGGATTAAGATATTGTAGTGTCTCAATAGCACCAAGTAATTTAAGGGCAGTCGCCTCATTATCCTTGATTTTCTTTGCTAACTCTTGATTTTCTGAAATAAGATTGCTATAGCGAGTTTGAAATTGCTCTAACAATTCTTCTTGTGTAGCAGTTTCCTTCACATCAACTGGCATGATTTTCTCCGTTTACGATAATTTGTTTGAGAAGAGATTTGATTTCATTCAAATCTAATTTTACAGCATCAACATCAGTTTGTAAAGCTTCAAACTTTGCATCCTTCTGTTTTCTTTTATTATAAGCTGCCATGTAGTCATCATACTCTGTTTTGTTACAGTTTACAACAGCGTTTGATTCTGGGTCTCTGTACCATCCATCCTTTCCCTTTACAGGGATTAGGTCGGGTGAGTATGGTTCTATATGGTCTGTAGACTTATCGGGACTTGACATGGGTCATCATTATGTGTACAATCAACCGTGTTAGGTTGCAAGAGCAATAGCCCTTAGGTCAGCTATGAGTGGGACTCGTGCCTGATTTTTGGAGCGCATCACGATTTTTAATTGGAAAGCATTGAAACTCAATCCTTTCTTCTCGTATGCGTAATCCTTCCAAAGATATTCATCTGTTGGACTTGTATCATAATCTTGATTCAAGGTTGTAATTGGGTCTCCAATCGGTGACCATCCAACGTTGTTGGGGTCAGCATTGTCACCTGTTTTGAAAGCACGATAATATATACGGATTTCAGTTTGTGGGTGTCTAGTGATTTGGAAATCAACCTTGACTGCTCGCGCTTCACTACCCAGTCTTGCAAGACGAGTAATATAAACCGCGTCGTTTTGGTCACCTGTAGGTAATGTTGATACGTCTTGAGACCTATCGATATCACCCTGTTGTCCATATGGTGAAGGACCACCAGGCCACATATTGACCCTGTTGGTAGTCGTAATAAGCGACATTCTATCTAGGTCAATAGCAGGAGACAGAGATTCTTTCTCAGTCCTTAAAGTTATTGCCATAGTTAGAGACTTATTACCATCTAGTTTATTCTGCTCATTAATCTTAGATGCAATCATCTGAGGAGAAGTGAATGAGTTTTCCTCATTCAATACAACGTCATAGTATTGCCCACTATTAATGAATGAAGACTGGTCTCTTGGAGATGACCCACCTTCACCACCACCGTCACCAACAGAGGTAGCGGTAGTAGTATTTACACGAGCAATAACCTCAGTTTCTGGGAGTTGCATCGTGGAGACTGTAGGAGTTAGACACTCAAACTGGACGTTTTGTGTGCCCCATACTTCTGCTCCACCACCACGTATACCGTTTGTTGCAACGTGGTCAACTGCTAACATGTAAGTATCAATCCATGGACACTCAATGCTAGAGTGGACTTTGTTAATTTCAACAAGAGGTATACCGTCTAAGTTATAACATTCAACTACTGTGCCAGAGGGATGCTCTACATCAGCAGTACCGTTACTACCCCTACCAGAAGTAGCAACAGTTATAACTTGACCATTAGATGATATTGAAGAGTATTGTATAATTTCATCGCCTATCTTAAGGTAACCAGGATTCAAGTTTCCTATCGCAGCACCACCAATAATGTTATGGAATTGTGACGCATCCTGCACCTGTATACTAGAGCTTGACTGTGCAAGTGTAGTAGTTAAGGTTGTGCTAGGCACTTCAGATACAACACCCATAATCTCAACGTTGTTTGTGCGTTGATGCATACCATGATTTCTATGGTAGATAAGTATTTCCTTATCATCATGTGGATAAGATGGTGCTTGTGTTGGGAATGCAGTATATGAGTCACCACTATACGCAATAGATGTGATAGTAGCACTTGTGCCACCAGGTTCGTTTAGAGTATCAGATGTATCGAATGATTTGGTAATGAAATTCAATATCAGAGTCGTAGTGCCTGCATCGTAAGATGTAACTGTACCTACTGCACCTGATGTTGACCCTGTTACTACATCTCCAACTTCAAATGTGCCATTGAATATGGCAGATAATACAATCGTTGCTGTAGACTGAGATGAAGTTAAACCTTGGAATGGGTCACCGTTAGTATCAAGGAAACCAGATGAGAATGTGCCACTGATGTCTGTCAATGTCATTTTCTCTGGGTCAGATACTGCATCATATTCTTTAATAGTACCTGCAGCACCTGATGGTTGCTGTACTATTCTTGCACCAACTGTAAAGTTGTAATTATTACCCGCAGGCATTGACAAGATTTGAGTTGGTTTGATAGTCTGAATTGGATTCTCAATCAGATTGTGAATTCCTCTATTACCACGTCCTAACTCAGCGTTGTTAAGAATTACTGTGCCAGTAGGTTGTGTAAAACTTGCACGATATATGGTAAACTTCAAGTCTTCATACTGGTCAGCAGTCCATGTAGATGCGTTTTGTGATTTGAATAACACACCTGAGTATGGTTGCTCAGAAATAGTCCTTGTGCCTGACACATCAATGTCACCCATTCTGGATATCCAAACTTGATATTCATTAGAGTCAGATAGAAGCACAACACAATATTCTGTGTCTGCCTTGATGTATACAGGAGACCTAAAGACAAATCTTGAAGGTATTGCTGCGTTGTCTGACAATTCAATTTGGTCAGCGTCAACTGTGCAGTCAGAGAAAGGTAAGATTTCCTTACTTGGATAACCATTCTCCATAGTCCTTATCTGCATAGAGATAGGAATATTACTATCCTTAGTCTTGAAGAAGATGTCAACACTACTTAAGAATACACCGCCTTCTTCTGCAACAAGGAATGATTGTGCAAGAGGGTCATACCAACCAATCTGACGAGTAGATGTCCTAGTTGTGATAACTGTGCGAGAATCACTAACTGTATCTCTAACAATGTCAGCATTTCTGATTGCAAGAATATTCTCTCTAACAGTCTTCAATGTACCTGTTGCCTGATAGGTAGTATCTGCAGAAGAATCTACATCACCTGATGCCTTACTATTGGTCTTAGATGTTGTAAATCTAACTGAGCGAGTACCTGTTGCCCAACGTGGGTTGGAATCATTCTTAGGTGATGGGATAAACAATGTACCTTGTAGGTTACCAATGTTATCTGTCAACAGACGTCTGTCTCTCATAACAGCACGTGCACCTGATGTCTGTCCTACTAATACTTCACCAACAAGAGCGTTACCAAAGAAGTTTGGATTGACGCTTTCTGCCATTGCAGTGATATCAATATTTAAGAAAGGTGTTTGTGATGCATAAGACTCTGCCAATGTAGCTTGTCCAACACCATATGGGTCAGTCTTCAAACCATCATTTGCAGGAGCAACTTTTAGTTGACACTTAGATGTCTGACCAATAACTGTTTCACCAACAACGAAAGGTGTTTCGTTTGTGTTAGGGTCAGCACTAGATGACTTAGTAATCTCAATGACTTTAGGAGTCATGTAACCAGTAACATCTACACCATCAAAGAATGCATACATTCTTGTGCGTGGTTTTAGTCTGTCAACATTAAATCCAATATTTCTTGAGCGAATCCAAGGTATAACTGATTGTGATAATACTGTATCACCAAGTGATTTTCTATCAATCTTAGGCACAACACGTGTCCTAATACCCTGTCTTGCTTGGTTATTAACAACCCTCCAAGTCCTTCTTTCATGGACGAATAGAGGTTGTCTTCCTTGTCCGTGACCTAATCTACCAAGTCTACGACCACCAGCTGCGAAACTACCAGACCTGTTTCTAAATCTACTACTAGAAATTAGAGACTCACCAGTCCAGTTAGTCCTCCAACCACCCCACTGAATAGGAGCAAAACCATTTTGGTCAATTTGTAAATCTCTTGCAACAGCAGAGAAGTCACCTTCTACGTTTTCTACACGAGCTGGAAGTCTTTCAATATCAATCCAGTCATCAGATGCAGGAGTTAAGTCAATACGACCAATGAAAGTAAACACGTTGAATGGGTTTACATTCTCTACTCTAGATGCATATGGTTGTGTAACAATAGGGACATCAACGTAAGGTAACATCACCATGTTACCACCAGTCTTAATTACGTTAGTTGACTCTGATAAGTTTAACTCGAGCGGGACATTGGTAGTATAATGAGAAGGACGTAAGTGACCCTGGCTAAAGTCCATGCTGCATTTATAGTCAACATTAAGGACGTCACCAATAGTGTGGTCTGTAAAGTCATCAACAATGTATCCATTCTTGAGACGGTCAAATCCATTATCGTCATAAGATTTCGTATTCTCTGCCTGTGATTCTAGCATAGTCAGAGACGTATAATACTCAACATGTGACAATCTTGTCTCAATGTCACCAATATCTTTCATCGTATAACGACGAATGATTTCTGGGTTGATTAATATGTCTCTTTCTACATCATAAACGTAAGGACGATATTCAATCTGTGCTAACAACATAGCGTTGTCAATGTTGTCAGGAGGTGGAAGGTCTTCCGAAGACACACCACTAACAACTTTTAGTTGATTATCATGAGTTAAGAATAACTTGTCTGCTCTGGGTAGGTAATAGCAATAGTCACATCTAAACTCGCTATTAACTTTAGGGACGTCGAATATAGTCGAGCCACCCGCACCACCACTGGTATCAAAAGTCCTAGCAGCAAAATCTAATGACGCACAATTCACATAATATGGAGCTGTGATTAGACCACTACCTGATGCTAATTCTCCTACACCTGGTCGGAAGTCGAGTTGGTCTCTTAAGAAGTTAATAGACCCATCCAGTTTGTATTTAGGAATCTCTTTGAAAGTAATACCAGTATATGATTGGTTACTGAAATAATCACCTGATGATTCATGGACAAAGTAGTCAAAGATAACAAGAATCTTTCTGATAGGTGGTGTAAACTGTGGTAACCTAGTCATCTTAGACACATCATAATAATGTGCTTTCTGTCCTGCGTCTAATTCAAACTGACTGGTAACAACTTTACTACCCTTAGTTACAGACCCTTCTGCGTCATCAACAATACCAACTAACTGGACACCGTCATCATCTACACCATCAATAGTTTCGCCTGGTATAAATGGAATCTCATTAAGAGCAACGAAGTATAGTCTTAATGTGGAGTTAATAAACTGAATAACTCTACCACGAGCACCAGATGTCCTACCAACAATGACACTACCATTGTCAAAGAATCTAGATTCTGTTAATACAAGGTAAGGTGACATAGCATCTGTGTCATCCTCTGATTCATACACAGCATGAATCTTGTAAACATCATTCAGTGCAAATGATATCTCTTCGTCTTCAATACGTGACCCATATAAGTTACCATATGCTAAACCATATCTCTGTTGGTCTTGCTGTATTCTTGTGCGAGTAACTTTCATCGCACGCATTTTTGCAGCAGTCTTAATTTTCTTGGTAACAATATTCTTAGATACCAACGCGGTTAATTTAACAGTAGATACGTTTGATAATCCATCAATAGTAACTGACTGTCTGTCAGCACCAAATGTAACTGTTAATGTGCCTGCATCATTTAAAGCATCAATATCAAGGTTATCTCCAACTGAGAATGCTGACCCTGATTCTGCTAAGATTGTTAGGAAATAATTGTCATTATCTAATGTAGCAAACTGCTCAGATTCTGGTAGAGATACAGTAACACCACCAGACACAACTGTCTTATTATTAAATGTCCTAAACACAAAGAATGATTCGTCAGATATTGACTTCATTGATGTGCGAGGAGTATCAATGGTCATCTCACCATTCTGGTAGTCCTTTTGAAATACGAAAGGACGCATTCTTAATAGGTTAGTATAGTCACCATCAGTGATGCTACCCTTAGTTAATCCTGTTTCTAGTAATGCTGTCTGCGTTTGATAGTTAAAGATATAACTTGACTGTCCTGTAGCAGCGTTAGTTGGGACTGTATTAATACCACTAGATACATCTACTCTTGCAATTCTTAGAGTCCTATTACCCTCTGAATCAGAGTTTACAGGTGTTACAACATCACCAGGACGGATGTCTGCTTCCATCTTAGTGTTGTTACCTATAATATTTGTATTTCCTGCTTGGTCAATAGTAACACTAACACCTTCAATAATTGCTTGGTCATTTAAGAGTAGGTTTGCACCAAAAATAACTGCGTTACCTGAGTTTCTACCTCTGACTGTCCTAGCATCAGTTAAGTTAAATGAATGTGCTGCTTCTAATGTACCGATAACACGTCCATCTCTTTCTATAACTTCACCATTAACAAAGTCTCCTGATACTTGCTCAAGGTAACAATGTGTGCCACTTCCTGCATCAGCAACGAAACCTCTAGCATTAGATGTCCTTCCTCTCAATACATCACCAACAACTACTGAGTTATTTCCTGCAGCAAAGTTGATACCTGTCCACATCTGTGCATCAAATATCCACATATCATAGACACCACCATTGTCCTGCTGCAACTGAATTGTGCGAGCACGCCCAATTTGTCTACCAACAATAGAAGATGTATTGTTTAGTGTCCAGTCATCATATAATTCTAATGTCTGATATGCAGATGTAACACCCTCACCAGTTAGGTCAGGCCACCCATACACATCATATACTTTCATGAATTGACCTAGACGGAATGATATGATACCATTCTGCACACATTCAAAATCTCTAGGTTTAGGTGCATCTACAAATTCTGGGACAAGAAACTCAGTCCTATATCCTTTAACATAAGCACGACCTGGTGATACCTCAAATGATACTAATTCATCTGATGCTAAATTACCATTTGCAGATGTTTCTCCAACACGGTATACACCGTTGTTAAAACCATCATCTAAATTTTCTCTAGGTGTAATAGTAAATGTATCAATTACATAGTCACCTGATTCTTCGTATGTCCTACGTGCTAATGATTTTTCTAATTCAGAGTATGCTGTAGCAGTAACGAATTCCTCTACCTTAGAATTATTAAGGCGTAATAATTCAATAAAGTTTTTATCTGTAGTATCGTTTATTGCTTTCTTTACAAGACTTGTCCTAATTCTAAATCTATGACCACCTGGTGCAGAATAGTTAGATGTACCTGCAGCGTTGTCATTTAGATTAGGGTCATCTTCTGGAGTTACAATAGATTCACTGACTTCTAAACCAACACGATAAGATGGTGTGTTAGTATACTGGTCAAGAATCAAATATGAAGATGGAATATCTACAAAGTGTCCTCTAATAAAATAGACACCCGCATTAATATAAGCAACAGATGCTACTGCACTTGAATCAACTGGTAACAACTGTCCAAATGGAGACCCAACTTCAATCAAAGTTGTGCCGAAAGTTATTTCATTCTCTGCTAATAACTGCTCGTTTGGTTGGAAAGTTTTAAGAGTTGTATCAGAAGTGGTGTCACCTGATTCAATATACTTAACATATAATGTTACATATCCACGAGATGACTCAGTTGATGGAATAGAATAGAGGACTTTCGCCTTGATGCCAGTGGTGATACCCTCAATTATTTGTCCATTTAACTGTGTCCTATATGTCTCAATATCTACACCTAAGAAAGACTGTTGTAATATAATTGCTTGCACTTGAAGGTCGTATCCCACTTGACCTGGAATAACCATAGCACCTTCTTTAAAGAAGTGCTGACCTATAGACTCCAACTGATTCTGTAGAATCGACTGCATAGTAGTCAATTCTCTTGCTTGGATTGGATATCCTGGTCGGAACAGGACTCTGTAGAAATTGTTGTCCTTATCGAAATCGTCGAAATAAGGAGAAATATTCAGATTAGTATTCTGTGGCATCTTAGAACTCGATTACGATTTTAATATCCTCGATTTGGTCACCCGCACGAGTGATTGCTCCTCTGTTATCTATGTAGATAACTTCACCAGAGTTAGGCTGTACCTCAGGTTTTGCATAACCGTTAGTAAATGCCATACCCAAATCATACTCAGTGTTGTTGATGATTCTAGTGCTAGAACCTGATACAATCGGGAAGTTAATATCAGGGTCAGCAGATGCACCAGATGTTGCACCTACAACAGGGTTACCACCTTCAAACTCAATTAGGTTTCCAGTGAATTCTGGGAAGACACCGTCAATTCTATTTTGATAATATTTTAACACTTTAGTTGTGTTATTCCATGATATTACACGACCACGTGCAGTCACCTGTTGACCACCAATAGTTCTAGATTGTGTAATAATTTCGTCAGTCTGGAAGTTACCTGTGAAGGTTGGTGAAAAGATAACTGCCTTTGTTGCTGATAATGTAAGGTCAGAAGTTAATTCTTCTGTGCCATACTTGTTAGGATTAATAACCAAACCAATACGACGATAGTCGTTATCAGTCGGGAAGTCACCACTACCTTCAGCGTAGGTAAACTTGGTGTTAATCATGACACGGAATCCACCCAACTCAGTTGCAGGGTCTGCTCCATGTCCTTTTACTGGGGGTATAACAACTTCGACGCTACCGCCTGTTCCTGTACCTGCTCCAATACCGTTGACCTCATCGATGATTACTTTACCAAATGTATATCCACTACCACCAGATGTCACAGTAGCAGAAACAATTCTACCACCATCAACAACGAGTGATACACGACCACCGATACCATCTCCTTTAATAGGGACGTTTTCATAAGTACCGTTATTGTATCCACTACCAGAAGAAGCGATAATAACAGTATCAATTTCTCCACCAATAGCATCTGCTACCACTGCTGTATCAGACAGCACTGGCATATACTCATTAGAGAAGAATTTCAACACCTGTCCAACAGGGATAGTATACATATACTTCCAACGATAACCATCAGCAGTTGTGATGATAGAAGTAGAAGTACCTGTAGGCTCAACAGTTGAAGGTTTACCGTTAGGGTCACTAGGTGATGTACCGTTATAAATGCACTTATATACCTGATAACTCGAGTTTACAACGTAGAAATCTGCGTCATATAATTTAGTAGCACCAGAAGATGCAGTCTTTGTAGCACTATAGTCATGTCTATACATGTCATACACATAACCCAATCCACCAGTAGTTTGCTCTGGGGGAATCCAGTCAGTCCTTCTGATAACCTGTATGGTATCATTTGCTAATACCCTCTTAAGGGATATCATGTCAGAGTAGTCGTCTGAAAACTCTTGGAATGAATCTACTGGGTCAGGTGGTGCATTCTCGTTATCCCATGACTGTGGACGACCAATGAATACGTACAAACGGTCACGGTCAGCACCAGCTAAGAGGTCGGACTGTGTTGGGTCAGGACCCTCAAGTGCACTTCTGAAACGCTCGGCAGTAAAGATTCTAAATTGGTCGGTTAATAGTGCCATGTCTAGCGATTGCCTTCTTTATATTTATAGGGGTTAGTCTTCCTCATTTCTGATAAACGTTGTATATTCAACAGAAATGATGTCGGCTTGTGCTCCTGAGGTGTTTCCTCTCAAGATTTCACCGACTGTAAACTTATAAGTTGGGTCATTATCTACAATATTTTCCACTGTCAATGTAAATTGTCCTGCTTTAGGACCTGTTACGCGACTGGTAGTTGTTGCAGTCAAACCTGATGTCAATCCTTCTACTACTTCTGGTATGTTAAACAAGGTAGTAGTGTTATATGTAATGACGATAGTTGCGGTTGAGATATGAGTATCACCGTCTCCCAATTCACCCGCAGCTTGGATTGTTGCGGTTAGAGGTGTTGCATTACCATCATATATTTGGTCTCCAACTTGGAATAGAGTGGTATTCTGTCCACCTAAAGTTTCCTCAATACCATATTTAGACGAGGCGATGCCACCATCTAAATTAATTTGGTTTTCATACTCAGTGCCAGTATTAACAAGGTCAATAATTCCATCACCAACACCATTCAATTCATCATCATCTTCAAACTTTCTGTTAAGAATTAAACTTAAAGGATTAGTAAATGCAACGATATCTACTCCTTCTTGCTCTATCAATACGTGTGGAGCAACACCAGTGCCACTAGACCCAGATGTACCTCCTACAAATGCTATGATTTGAGACTTCTCACCAGACCTACCGCCATCGATGAATGCCAATTCATCAACTTCAAATGTTAGATATAGTGCTCTTTGGATTGGGTCCCAATCATATACAATAGCAACTCGGTTGTTAGATGATTCAACAACACGTCTTACTTTGTCAGTAACAGAGAATTGATACTGTGTAATACCTGTGTTTGCATCATCCTGTAAACTATCCAATATGACCTTCTGGTCAAAACGGAAATTTACACCTCTATCACATCCAGTGAAAGATGTAGGTGTCTTACCTGTATATCTTATAACTTCTCTTCCAACCAAAAACTTACCTGATCCTGGATAGGGGTCAGTAGTTTCTATGTGGACAGTTGTGTCATTCGAGTCAACATTTGTAAGTATACCAGACAGATTGTATAGGACACTGTTTAATGATTGACGATTTCTTGCAGTACGGATCAGGTCGGTATCTCTTGTAAAGATAACGTTTGGTGTTCCCTGATAACCGCCACCTCCTGATATAAGGTCAATAGATGTGATGACACCCAAGTCAATAAATGCCTGAGCAGATGCACCACTTCCACCACCACCTATAATTTGTATGAGAGGTGGTGTCTCAAAAAATTCTCCTGCATTGGTTAGAGATATAGAAGATACCTCACCAAACTGGTTTACAGAAGCAACACCAGTTGCACCCTGTCCACCTCCACCAGAAATAATAATATTTACATCTTCTTCTGTATAGTTTCTACCTTGCTGTTGGATTGATAAACCTGTTAATAGTCCTGTGATAGGCACTAACTCTGAGCCACTACCTCCACCACCTTCTATAACTGCAGTAGCATCAAAATAACCATCACCAAATCCAGTCATCTGGATAAAGTCTATACCACCATCATCTTTTAGATATACGTTACCAGTAGCATGACCATTTGAGTTTTCATCTTCAATTTTTAAACGTAAAGGGTCATAACCCTCACCTGGGTCTAATACCTCTACTGCTATAATTTCTCCTGCAACTCCTGCTATAACTGGTCTTAGCACTGCCTCTCTAATAGGTGTGCCACAGTTTCCTATACGAAGTCTAGGAGGGTCGTTTGCATCATATCCACTTCCACTGGCAGTAACGTACACCTCTCTAACCCCGAAGACGCTGTTAAACATCGGGACGATTTGTGCACCAGAACCAGGAACTGTACGTGTCATACGATTACTAAGTCACCTATCATTCCTGCGTGAGATACCACTGTGCATTGGTATTTGTAAGTTGTGCCTGCTGATAACGACATGGGCACAGTGTAATACTGGACTCCTTCTTGGTTACCACTCACACCATCAGTAACAGCAGCTCCTCCTGCTGATACTCTTATTGCAAATGGATGTGATGCACCTGTATCATTTGCAAACCTGTAAGTAAATCCTCTATACAAATATAGAGTTGGATTGTCAGTTGAGCTGTTAACTCCAGGTCCTGTAAAACGATATGCTGAAGACCCATTTGCACCGATATTCCATCCCATTCCTCCTGATGCAACAGACTCTACACCATTACTACCGAAGATAAGAGCCTTATTTTCTCCTACTGAGAATCCACTTTGCATGAATAACTCAGCGTTTATCAACAAAGTATTAGATGCAACACCAGTTGTAACACCGTTACCACCCATAATTTCAACGCCACCTGTTGAAGAGTTGGAGGTATAACTTCCACTATCACCTGATATAGATTGTATTACATTCTGTACAACGTTTGGTGAGGTGTTTGTAATCGTTAAATTATCTCCTGCAACATCTGTTGATACACCTGTGCCACCTATAAAGTTAATTGTAGTAGTTGTGCTACTTGCAGTCTTACTATTATTATCTGTCCCAATAACAGTAAACACGTTTTGGTCAGGAGCACCTAAACTTCCTGTCATAGCGATGGTAACTGTGTCACCAGCTATTGAAGTGGAGATGTTTGTGCCACCCGCAATAGTTAAGGTATCAGTTGCAGCAGATGCTGTAGTTGTGCCACTGTCTGCGTTTATAGTTTCAAATAAATTCTGTGTAGTCCCTCCACCACCACCTGAGGCAGTCTCGTCATTAGCAGGATACCAGTAACTATTAGTGCCATCCCATTTCAATACTTGTCCATCAGATGCACCACCACCTACAGTTAAATCTACATCACCAAGGTCACCAATACTGTGGTCTTCACCTATAAGTTTCTTCCATCCCCCTGCTGTTGCAACTCTTGCTGTAGTATCACCAGAGACATATGCAAACATACCATGATGCACAACATTGTCAGGTAAATCTCCTGATGCAGCAAAATGATTGCTATACTTCAACTTACCATCATCACCATCAATATATGTTAATGCATTACCTGTGCCACCACCCCAAAATTTAATATCTCCTGTGCCATTAGGTTGTATAGTTATATCACCACTAGAAGATGATATGATTTTATTTCCTGCTACATCAAGGTCTGCAGTTAAAGAATCTAGAGCACCCTCAGCAAACTGAGACCCATTCCATTTTAAGAATTGACCAGTTGTAGGTGACCCAACATTTATCTGTAAATTGGTGTCATTACCTAGGTTGGTATATAACTCATCGATGACTGAATTTAATTTTATAGCTCCATCTCGCAGGCTGTCACCTGTGCCATCATTCGCAGAAGAGCCTATGTTAAGATTTTGCTTTGCCATTTTCGGTAGTTTTCTACAAGTTTATTTATGTGCCATCAAAGGACTGTGCAGTAGAATCGAAACTACTTGATGTAGAATCAAATCTATTCTGTAAATCTCCAAGTCCACCAGAACCAGATACGGTTAAGTTTGCCTGATTAGAATCTAGAGGAGAGTTTTGAGCATTGTTGGCTGGTACAGGTCCGATGATTCGACAACGATACTTATACCCTGTCATATATGCTAAAGCGGTAACACTATATGACGCTGCTGTTGCACCTGTGATAGCTGCAAATGCAAATCCACCATCAGTTGACCTATACCACTGATAAGAGATAGGTCCGTTTTCTGGTATGATAAGTGCATTGACTGTAAATGTCGCAGTCTCACCCGCATTGACTGTTACACTCTGAGGTTGTAATGTAAACTGCAACGTTGGAGGAGTAGGTGCATCTCCACCACCATCTCCACCACCCTGATCCTGTTGCACAGGAGATACAGTGTATGTGGTGTCTATAGTTTCTCTTGTTGTCAACCCAATCATATAAGGGAAGTCAGGATCATTCTGGTCATCAACAGACAAGAAATAAGCATAAGTGCCATTAGGATATTCTGGTGTTACACAGAATCTACCATTATGATAATCAAGGTCTCCTGTGCCTTCTACATATTCCCAGTCTTCAACTAATGCACCAGCTGGAGGATTCTCTGCTGTGCTACCATAATCAGGTCTTCCTGCAACCTCAGTATCTCTAGCAGAGTATGAGCTAGACATAGTGGAAGTGCCAGAAAGACTATCCCAAGGTTGTGTATATCCAAACGGACCGTAAACAGGGAATCCATCAAATGCTATACCTACCATTTTAGAATGACCATCAGGATGTCTGATGTTGTCACCGTTATACTGAGTAGACCCATAGTAATCATTATATGATGCTATTGAAGACCCTTCTCTCCAACAATCTAGGAAATGTGTATCATGATAATGATATTGACCAGACTGCTCTGGATGTCCACCACATGAATCTGCACCAAAACTTATAGGCAGATTAGGGAAATGTGCATTCCAACTAAAGTTGGTTGGAGGGTTACCACCAGTTCCTGCACTAGGATTGAATAGTGCTACACCATTTGCAGCAACTGCTATAGTGCCTAGTGGTGTAGGAAATCTACCATTTCTCTGGTCGTAATATTCATATGTGCCAGTTACAGGTGTGAGTGCTTGGTCATTTACAATCAAATCTAATCTATCATCTGCTGCTAACCAACACTCTCCTGCAATAGATGTGAATGTTGTGCCTCTAAAAACATAAACTAATTTATAATCATTAAATGCAAATAGGATTCTATCTCCTACTCGAATATTAGCATTCGCTCCTGTGAATAAAGCAATATCATTAGTAGATAATGTTATAGACCTGATAAATCCGTCATGGGTATACTGATTAGAATCAAAAACTCTACTAATACCAAATGTTCCTCCACGGTATAAGAAGTCATGGTCGAAGTCCTGCTCTGTTACTGTGTTTGGATTATTTGAATTAGGAAATGTACCGTAGGAGACAGGTCTTGGTAGACCGTCAGATGCTACGGTTATAATCTTCGTTGCGTTATTAAATGATGCTGTTGCTGCCATGAGATTATTTAGATATCATCGAAGATTTGATTAGGTGTGAATCCTGTGATTACAGTTGCACCTGTTTGGACAGATAATATAGCGGATAGTGAGTAAACAGGAGTTGCGCCTGCAGCTGTTATTGCTACACGATACTCATCACTATCATCAGCTTGTGTGGTTGGGTTTGTATTGTATGTTGCTTGGTTAGCACCGATAATGTTACTCCAAGTCTGAGTGCCATACTCCTTCTTCTGCCACTGATAATTCATTGCAGAAGTATTAGTTACAGTAGAAACAACTGTGAATGATGCAGTCTGACCTTGGTTAACAGTTACGTTAACTGGGTCTTGGACTATAGCGATTGTACCTTCAGTGATTGTCTGACCACCAGTATATTCACTACCCTCACCCGCGAGGACGTCAAATCCACCATTGACAGGTGTGCCAGTAGGTTCTACGAAATCATCTGGGACTTCTGTCTCAACCAAAACAGAAGGCATAGAGTATCCAATACCAGGTGTCTTAACATCAATCCTTGTAATACCAGTCAGTGCCTTAATGTTTGCATCAAATCCAGAGGATGAGATAACATCAACGTTAGGACGTGAGGTATAACCGTCGCCTGGGTTTGTGAGGATTGCATTGGTTATTTGACCACTTGTGATAGTAGCAAGTGCTTGTGCATTTCTACCTTTAACTGAGCCAGTATATTCAAATGTAATCAAGGAGTTTGAAGACTCAATTAGAGCAACTTCACGATTAAATTCTTCACCCTCAATAAAGAGTTGGTCACCAGATTCTATTGGTGGGACAACAGTTGCTGCGATAACGTCAGCATCACTACCAATGTATGAGAATCCAACAAATGTGCTTCCTGCACGAGGAGTCTCAGCAAAGATTATTCTACTACCAACCAACTCATATGCTGTGCCTGGTTCTTGGATGATACCATTCAGTGAAACAATGATGTTGTTTTCTGGAAGGATAGTGTTAGAAGAAACACCTTCAGTCAATGTCAAGGAGTAGAATAATCCACCACGCTTGAGGTTGAAGGAAGACCTTAATGAATCAAACTCAAATGATATGTCATCTAATTGTCTTAACTTACCAACGTAGTATCCAATAAATTCACTACCGATGTCAGGTGGCTCGTTGAATTGAATCTTATCAGAGAATGCAACGTAACTTGCGTTACCGCCTGGTGGTTGTAGCACACCATTAACGAATATCAATAGATGTCCTGCAGGGTCTGGGAAGTATGCTTCACCATTATTGATAGTAAGGTCAAATGTAGTCTGACTACCATCAAATCCTCTAAAGTATCTGTCAACTCTACCTTCAAGTGTGCGAGCAGATGATACTGCACCACCCCATCCATAGTCAGACTTAACAGTCATGTTGTCAGCAAATACACCTTGTGCATCTTCTACCCATACAGTCGCTGTAATACCAGATTGCTCGATAGCAACAACCTTACCATATACACTGGATTGAGTATCTGTATAACCTACAACGTTAGCATAGATTGTTGGGAAGTTACTTCCTAATTCAATCTTACCAATATTATTTGTAGAATTACCAACCTCTGATATATCAGCACCAACACCAACTGGGACTAGATTACCAATCCAAAGTTTGTGGACTCCATAATTAGGGTCATTAGTATCAACAATGTTTAGACCATTGATATACTTGGTAACTGTTGCTGTCCAACCTGGATTCTTCTGAGTTGTGCCTTGTAGTAAGGTAATCTCATCACCAACGTTGAAGGTATCGCTAACACCAGTATCTGTAATTGCTACACCTAGAGTTAACTCATATATGTTTGTGCCATGAATATATTGATTAAGTTGAAGTTGAGTGCCAGAGATACCCTTAATATCTAAGATGTAATCAGTAACACTACCGTATACAACATCACCTGTGGAGAATGAATTCTCAATAGTTTCAACATCAATAGTAATACGTCCACCGTCTGTATCTGTCAAACTACCAGACTTATTGGTGTATGTTGAGAATAATACTTCAGCAGCGTTGTCTTTGTTGAATACGTAGTCGCCAGATGCGAAACTACCATTTTCAACGTTGATTAACATTCTATCACTTAGGTCTGCTGTGACAGTACCTGTAGCACCAGACTCAACACCCTCTATTACGTCACCCGCATTTATAGTGCCTGCTACATTGATGAGTTTTACGAATCCATTTAGGTCTCCATCCTTGGTTATAGTTTGAATTACCTTACCTGTGTTAGATGTAGCACCTTGGACGATAACATCTTCACCATTAACGAAGTTAGCAACAATACCTGATAATCCATAGTATTTCATCAATACTCTGATGTTTGCCTCGTTAGCAAATACTGTGCCAATTTCAGATGTAGCATCTGATGTAGAACCGTAGATAACATCAGCAGGATTAAATCCACCCTGTATCGGTGTCTCTGATGGGTCAGCTGGGAATACAGGAGTAGTCCTTGTAATACCAGACCTTCTAACAACAGAGAATATTTGTGACCCTGAGTTGCTAGTATCTACATATACTTCTCTAAATCTACCATCATGTATGTAATGAGCACCAACTTCAAACCACTGAGCAGTTGCAGTCATAACATACCAGTAAGGTTGGTTGGCAAATGCAGCCACAGAAGTCTGAGATGCAGGAATATAAGTTAAGATATCACCACGACGGAATTGGTTTGCACGATTAATTCTGACTCTATATTCAGCACGGTCATATCCAACCTCAACTGTAGGTGTGAGCACAACAAGAGCAGGGTCTGTGTTGTAGTCAATACCCATTTGATATGTGCTACCAAGATTCTGTGCGTCTGTGCTAGGAATCCAAAAGACAGATGCCTCAGTTGGGAATTTAGATAATTCTAGAGCATACTCTATTGGGTTGAGAGAGGAGTCCATAATAAACTCAGCTGCCTCTTGGTTATACTCTAGTCTTGCATCGGGAAGATATACAGGATAAGTTGCCCAGTCGGGGTCTGCTCTATCATAAAGGACTGCCTTCATGTATTCTCTAATCCTTGTGAGATAGTAGATTAGATGAGACCTAGTTACATCTTGATATGCTATAAAGTTACCTTCACCATCAAACCAGTTTTGTAATAAACGGAATGAGCCAGCATTACCATGAGTAATCATGTCATAACGGACTGCCTTCATTACGTCAGTAGCAAATTGCAGTGTGGCATTTGTGCTACCATAGTAGGTTACTGTAGCATCATAAGCTCTTTGCTCAATAGCGTATGTATTGAATAGGAGTTGATTAGCAACTCTCTTATCATTCTGAGTGCCACCACCAAGTGCTGCAGATAGTAGACTCATCAATGTATCAACAGCAGATGTTACGTTATAACATGTGCCTGCTTGATATGCTGCATTTAAGTTATAAGGGAATGTCTTAGTAACACTAGATGTTAGATAATTTGTATTAGAAGTCGCTGCATTAACAATAGTATTGATTGGAATTTCCATCAATGTGTTAATTGCAGACACAACCTCAGGGCATGTCATATTAGACAAGTTATCAGCATCTTGACCACCATTACTTACATCGTAAGTGACTGTAAGGTCTCTATGTGGTAAGTCAGGTGTATACTTAACAGGCCATATCTTCGGTAGGGTGTAAGTCCTGTTTAAAATTTGATTTGGGTTGTTAATGGTATCATTGAAGATTGCCATTAAGTTAGTTACTTCAGTAGAAACCTCATCTGCTTCTTGACCATTGTATGCATTGTCAACTTGACGGTCTCTATAGTATTCTAAATTGCCTGTAATTGCGTAAGGCCATGCAGTTGTAGTCTCACCATTCGGGACAGACCCTGCAGTGCTTCCGAAACCACCAACGTTAGAGTCGGACATCAATCCAGCTGAAGCACCTAATCCAGTAAATCCACCACCAGGTGTTTCTGCACTACCGATTGGGTCACCATCAATCCAAAGTCTTACACGACCTTTTCCAACATCTTGGTCTCCACCAATCTTGATTTCCCAAACTAATTCATGCTGTAATCCATCCAAATACTGAAGGATATCTGCAACAGGGACATCAAGTTTTGCAAGTCCATTATCATTTGTATAGGTTGCACCACCAGAATATGATTGGTCGCTGCTTCCTGCACGGACTCTGAAGTATGTGCCACCGTCTCTAAATCCAACCCAAACACCTTGACTTGTGCCACCCAATTCAAATAGCATTGCATCAGATGGAGATGTAGGAAGGATAGTTACACATCTGAATACTGCGTCATCAGTTGGGTCAACACCAGTGCTGCTATTTTGTGCAACGTTGATATTAGTTGTATTGTCAGCGAAAGACCTAGTAAGTAATAAATTAGGAGTAGATGTATTTCCACCTTCACCAGGATTAACCAATCTATTTGTTGGTTTATCAGCCGCATTATAGAATCTCTGAGCTTGACTATATCCTGCAGTATTGGTAATAATCTGGTCTTTCATTGCTCTGATAGCAAGGTCTTTTGCCTTGTTGAATATCCAGAGTGTTTCTGTAGACTGATTGTTAACGTGAATTAGAGCATTACCACCATAACCAACATAGAATTCTGCACCATACTGGACGTAGTTGTCACCACCATACTTGAGGTTGAATACCATCGCCCTTAATAAGTCAGTAACATCATGGACACAATCGATACTACCGTTAGAAACGACAGAGCCAGGATGTGCTTCTACAAATGTATGTGCATATCTCTGACCGATAGGTGATGCACCAACGTTAACAGTGATTGTATCAACGGTAGTAGCAGTAATCGCTCTAGATGTGCCATATGCAGGGTCACTGTTACGAGGATATGCATGGTTGCTACCATTACCATCCATTGTGCAAGTAAATGTCAGAGAATCAGTAGCAAGTTTGATTCTGTTTCCAGTTACCAATCCATGATTACCACTCGTAGTGATTGTCATCAGACCTGAAAC